AACCCCTGCCCGTCTTCGTCGAGGACGGCCAAGAACTCACCGCCGCCTAGCCAACCCCCGATCGCCGGCGTCTGACCGAAAGGCCAGCCGCCGGTTTCTCCCCCCGGAATCCACCGCGATTCGCTGCACGTCCCACCCGGAAGACCCTATGAACGCCATGAGCACCCTTGCCGTTAGCGAATCATTGAGCATCGCGTTTTTTGCGATCAATATGGTGGTGTCGCTCGCCGTGACACTCGGGATGTTTTGGCTCAAGGCTCAACTCCAAGAGATGACCGGCCTTAAAAACGACGCACGCGAGTACGCCAGCCAACTCATCAAAGAAAAGTTTGACCAGCTTGGCGTTAGCATCGCCACCATCCACAAACGCCTCGAACGCGGCGACGACAGCTTCCGCGAAAACCTCGACCGCGACCACAAACTCGAACTCAAAACTTTACAGGTCGTCGAATCGATCAAGCGCGAAATGGCCACCCGGATCGAGCTCCAACGCCTCGCCGATCAGATCCAAAAACACGGTACCCGCCTCGCCGCAGTCGAACAACGAGGTGCCGCGTGAGCCGCGACCAGCACACACAACTCAAACGCCACGCCCGCGTCCGCGCCAAGATGCTCGTGGCGATCCACGCCGCCCGCGCGAATCAGCACGGCGGCTGGATCACCGGGCGCGGCGTGATCGAATCCCTCGCCTGGTGCGGCCCCGACTACCGCATGGCCGACGACGCGGAAGCCATGGGCCTGCTGCAAGACCTCGTCTCGCTAGGCTACGCCGACGAGCAAGACAACCGCGAAGACCACGCCCAGCCCTACGGCCTCGACCACCTCACCTACTGCGTCTCCGCCAAGGGCGTGGGCTTTATCAACCGCGCCGAGCCAGCGACCGCGATGATCGATGACGGGAGGATCGTCAATCCATGAGCCACGCGACGCCCTCCAACACGATGATGCCGCCCGCCGAGACGATGGCCGCGCAGGCGATCGGACGGCTTGCCGCCGACGGCTACACCTCCTCGCTGATGAGGCTTGCGCGGCCGCTGCTCAACGAGCTTGGTCGCCGGCTCGTCGAACCCGGCAGCAAACGATCGGACACCATCGCGTGGCTCGAGGAGCGGGGCGTCGAGATGCCCGATCGCAACGTCGATCGGTTCGCGCAGCGCTTCCGCGAAACGTACAAAAAAATCGTGATTGAGTGGGGCGACAAACGACTCGTCGCGGAACTATCCGCCGACCCGGCGTTTAGCGCCGACGACTTGCAACGCCTGATTAAAAACCGCACGACGTGGCTCTTTGCCCAGGAGGTTATGGCCGCGAACCCCGGCGACCTCGACAACGGCCGCGCCTCGAACATCCTCTCGCTCATCATCGCCGCTGACAAGGCCAAGCTCGAACAAGAAAAATTCGCGCTCGCCACGCGGCAGGCGTCCGACCGCGCGGCGAAGCTGACGGCGGAAGTCTATCGTATGCAGGTCGAAACCGAGCAGAAGCGGCTACGCATTGATGAGCGTGTAAAGGCGCTTCAAACGCGCATCGACGACCTGTCGAAACGCGCTGAACGAGGTCAAATCATCGACCCGTCGGTCTTCCAGAAGATCCGCGACGACCTCACGGGGGTGGCTGCCTGATGGTCGCACAAGCTTACGATTCTAAGATCACTCTCGACCCCGCGCAGAAGCGGTTTTTCGACGACGACTCGCGCGTCCAGGTGGTTAACTGGCATCGCCAAAAAGGCAAGGACTTCACGACGGCGGCCAAGGCGGTGCTTAGCGCAATGGAAACCGGCCAGGACTGGTTTATCGTTTCGTTGACGCAGCGGCAAGCCGACGCCACGTTTGCCAAGTGCAAAAAATGGGCGCGGCGATATCAGTCGATGATCGGGAAGTTCAGCGAAGTCGAACACGAAGAGCGGGCGGAGTGGGACGAAAAACTCCAGCACATGTTTGTCTTCAAGTCGCGCGAGCTTGTCTTGCCCAACGGCGGTCGCGTCGTCTCGCTGCCCGGCCGCGATCCCGACGCCCTTGCGGGCCTGACCGGCAACGTGATTTTAACCGAGTTCGGATTGTTCCCCAAGGGGGGATACGAGCACTGGCGGGTGGTGTTTCCGTTGGCGACGCGCGGCTTCCGTGTGATCGCCATCAGCACCCCGCGCGGTAAAGAAACCAAGTTTTATGAGCTTTGCAGCCAGCCGGAAATCTACTCGGTCCACACCTGCGATATCTACCAATCGATCGCGGACGGGTTTGTGCTGCGTGACCAAAACGGCGACCCCACCGACATCGAAACCTACAAGGCGCTGTACGGCGACGAGGTGGGCTGGCAACGAGAATACGAGTGCAAGTTTATGGGCGCGCTCGACGCGCTGATTAAGTGGGCGCTGATTGAGGCGGCGGCGAGGTCCGGCGAAGGGATGGCGTTTGATTACCTGCGCATCGACGGCGACGCCGGGTGGGACGCCGGGTTCTTTTCATTCGCCAAAACCGAATCCGGCCGGTGCGAGCACGGCTGGGACGTGGCTCGCCACGGCGACCTCTCGGTGCTGTGGACCAACCAGTCACGCGGCGAGACGCGGCACCTGCGCAGCCTCGTGATCATGAGTGACACGACCTTTGCGCTCCAGCGAACGGTTGTGTGTGCGGCGATGGACGCTAACGCCTCAAGCGTTGGGTGCGGCGACTCGACCGGCCTAGGCATGGACTCGAACGAAACGCTCGAAGCCAGGTACACCCAGCGTTGGGAGGGCGTCAACTTCGGCGGCAAACGCAAGAGCGACTTGGGCAGCGGCTTGGCGACGGCGTTCCGCGACCGTAGCCAAACCCTACCGGGTCTCGGCGAATACAAGTTCATCGCCACCGACGTCTACGCCGTGCAGCGCGACGCAAGCAAAGAGGGTGTCGTCGGAGCCGATGGCAAGTCGACGCTCAAGCTCGTCGAGAGTCAAAACCCGCTGCTACCCGAGAGCCACTGCGACATCGCCTACGCGGCGGCGCTGGCGATCCGTTCCGGTCACCGCGTGTCGCTGCCCGTTCCCCGGGTCGGCTACGCCTACGGGGAGGCGTCATGAAGATCTTTAACCGACTCGCCGCTGCGGCGCAGACGCTGGTGCGCGGCCCCGTGCCGTTTAGCCGCTGGCTTAACGGTGTTAGCGCCGGCCGTCGTGGCGGCCCAAGCGAGCCATCCAACGAAGTCGTTCCCGTCCGCACCTGCGTGGAGTACATCGCCAAGGCGGTCGGCTCGATGCCGTTTCGCGTCTCAACCCCCGACGACCAGGTCATCGAAACAGGCCCCATCGCCCGGCTCGCTCAACGGCCTAACGACAAGCAAGGCATCGTCGAGTTTTGGACCGACGCTGTCGCGTTCTCGCTGCTGTTTGGTCGGTGCCATTTTTTGATTGAAGGCACCACTATCCACGACCTGCAGGTCCGCGTCATCAACCCGCTGCTGATGGATCCCGTCATCGGCGGCGGCGAACTGCTGGGCTGGGACTACACCCCGCGATCAGGCCCAAAAATCCGCCTCGACCTCGACGAAGTCCATACCGTCGTGCAGCCTGACTACCACAACCCTCGTGAGTCTTGGCGCGGTGTTAGCCCCTGCCGAGCGGCGGAGATGGCCATCCGCCAGTACTACAAAAGCGACGTCGCCAACGAATCGAGCCTCGACAACGACGTGCAGCCAGCGGGCGCGGTTTCGACCGAGCAGAACCTGACCGAGCCGCAGGAACGGGCGCTCCGCAGCCAACTCCAAGCCGAGCACGCGGGCAGCCGCAACCGCCGCAAGATCATGCTGCTCCAGGGCGGACTGACCTGGCAGAGCATGTCGGCGAGTTTTTCAGAGATGGAGTTTATGAAGGGGCGTGCGTTTAGCCGCGAAGACATCTGCGCTTCGTTTGGCCTCAAAGCGATCCTTTTCTTTTCCCAATCCGGCGCGGGCATGAACGACGACCAGGCCAAGGCTGCCTCGATCCACGCCCACGAAAACGTAGTACGCCCGCTCGCCCGCCGCTTGGCCGAAGAATACACCTGTGCCGTGCTAGACCGCCTGCGCAGCGATCGCAGCCTTACCCTCCGCCACGGGATGCGTGGCGAGTGGAAGATGCGGCAGATGACCGGCGGCCAGCGACGCTCGAAAGCCTACGCCCAATCACGTGACGCGGCGCTCGCGCAAGAAAGAATTGCCTTGGCGTGGTTCGATGACACGGGCGAAGCCGTCACCATCCAATCGTTCCTCGACCAGGCCGAAGCGGCCCGCACATGGAACTCGATCGGCGTACCGCTCAACCAAATCCTCGACGCCACCGCCGCGCCGTTCGAGAAGCTCGCAAGCGGCGACGTGCCTCGCATTGCCGTGGGCATGGTCGATGCCCGCGAAACCGATACCTCCCCCGGAAGCACCGATCCAGACGGAAGCCTTCCCACCCCGGAACTCGTCGACCCCACCCCCGACCCCGGAAGTGGAAGCGAAAGCGCAGGCAAAAAATCCAGTGAGCGATCGGCGTTCCGGGGGTTGACCGAAGCCCAACTCGCCGCGACGTGGCAGATCCTGCGGGCGCAATCGGCGGCGGTCGAAAGACAATTCATCGGACCCTACAGCTCGCATCTGATGAAGCTCCGGGTCGAAGTCCTGGCTAACGTCAAACGGCTCGACCCCGGCCGCCCCGAGATCGATCGCGTCGCCGGCATTAAAACCGTCAATCTCCACTTCGTGGACGACCAAGGTCGGCCCCAGCGCGAAATCGTCCGTCTTAGCCGACAACAACGCGACCTGCTCGGCGAGCTGCTCTTCGATCTCCGTCTTGCGACGGACGGCCGATGGAAGATCGTCGGGAAGTACCTCAAGGCTGGGATTCAAGCCGGCGGCGAGCAGTCGATGGCCGAGGCTGCCGCCGGCGAAGGGTCGCCCAAGGCGTCGCTGTTTAACCTGGCTGACCCCGACGTGGCCGATGCGATGACCAGCCGCAAGTTTGCGATCGCGGGCCTCACCAACGATCAGCGTGATCGCCTCCGCGTGGTGATGGCTCGGGGCTTGGCGGCTGGCAAGACCACGCGAGAGCTCGCCGAAATCGTTCGCACTCAATTTAACATTGAAGGTAGGCGGGCCAAAACCGTCGCATTCCAAGAATCGGGCGTCGCGGTCGAGCAGGGCCGACAGCTAGGCCGGCAGCAAGCCGGCGTCCCCATGAAGAGTTGGTTGTGGAGCCGCAAAGAAACCGGCCGCAAGTCGCACGGCCGCACCGAAACCGCCACCCTTGAAACCCCCGTCCCGGTCGATCAAGACTTCACGATCGCGGGCACGTCGATCACCTGCCCGCACCCTCGGGCCACCGGCTTCGCCGAGCACGACATCAACTGCGGCTGCACAACCATCAGCCGTTACCCAGGCGACCGCGTCCGCGACCTCGCGGTGCTGCGGTTTGTCGCGGGCCTCGCCCCCAAGGAGCCGCCCCCCTTATGAGCAAGCGCCAATACATCATGCCCAACGGCAGCCTCGTCGAAGCCCCCGCGCCTCGCTCAAAGACCTTCGCGTTTTTGGAGCAGCGGATCCTCGGCCTCGACCTCGAAGCGCGCACGATTGAGGCCGTGGTCAGCACCGCCGCCCTCGACAGCTACCGCGAGAGCGTCCTGCCCGGCGCGTTTACGAAACGCTTGCCCAGCCGGTTTAACAAAAACGCGCCGCTGATCGCTGGCCACGTCTACCACGCCGAAGACGGCACGCCCGGCAAGATCGGAGAGTGGATCGAGATGGGCGTGCGTGAGGTGCCCGGTCTGGGCATGGCCCTTGTAGGCAAGGCCAAGATTTTCAAGGGCTACCCGCTCGCGGATACCTGCTGGCAGATCATGACCCAGAGCCAGTCGCTCGCGTTTAGCGTCGGCTGGCTCACCCATGCTTGGGAGATGCAGGAGCGCACCGAGGACGACAAGACGTTCAAGGTGCGGGTCTACACCGACGTTGAGTTGGTTGAGGTGTCGTTCGTGACGGTGCCGGCCAACCCCGAGGCGGTGGTTCAGGCATCGATCGAGGCCCAACGAGACTCGGAGCGGCAGTCCTCCTCGGCCGACGCGATCGCCAAAGCCCTCGCAAATATCGATGCCCGGCTCACTGGCATGGCGAAGCTGATTGACACGATTACATCGGACCTCGACGTCGAGCCCGGTAGCAAGTTGCACGAGCTGGTGATGAGCACCTGCCGGCAGATGCAAGGCTGCGGTTTACACGACGGCGACGGTTTGGACGGCGCTCAAGACGAGTCGGGGGATGCCGGGGGGCACCCCGCAATGAAGTACCTCGGCCTCTGATTGGCCGGGTTCCGGGGGCGGGATTCCGGGGGCGGGGCGGGGGAAGAGAAAGTTTTATTTACGCATCCAATTTCAACATCGAACCAAGGAAACAGACCATGCCAGCAATTTCTGAACGCGGACAAAAGTTTATGGACGAACTCATCGCTCACGCCGACGAAGGCCGCAGCTTCTCCGACGCGGTGGCTCACGTCGCCCAAGACGTCGACGGCGAGACTGACGTCAAGGCGATGGGGCTCGCCATCAAACAGCTCGAAGAAAAAACCGTTGCCGAACAGTCCGGCAAAATCAAGGCTCTCGAAACCCGGCTCCAGAAGTCCGAGCGGCTCGCGTTTAACGGCAGCGGTCAGTATCGCGGCGCGTTTTCCACCGAAGACCACGCCCGAGCGTTTGGGCTGCTGGTGATCGCCAAGACCCAAAGCGCCGAATGGGCGCGGGACGCCCTCAAGAGCGAGCACAAAGACCTCTACGACGCGGCGGTCAAAAACAAGGTGTTCACTTCCACCACCGCCGCCGCCGTCATTCCGCAGGTGTGGATCTCCGTCATGGAGAACCTCCTCGAAGACCACGGGGTCTTCGAGCGCAACGCGCTGACCATCCCCATGACCGCCGTCACCGTCACCTACAGCAAGAAGACCGGTCGAGTGTCGGCCGCCCCGATGTCCGAAGGCGGCGCAGCCAACTCCGGGCAGCCCTCGATCGAAGCGCGTGAACTTACCGCTCGCAAGTGGGGGGCGTACACCGAGATTAACAGCGAAGCGGAAGAAGACTCCATCGTCGCACTCGCCGAGTTCGTCGCCGCCGACATGGCCGAGGCTCACGCCCTGGCTGTGGACGAGGCGGGGTTCCTCGGCGATGGCACCGGGACGTACAACAGTATCACCGGCGTCATGAACGCCCTGAACGCAGGGGCGATCCTCGCGGCGGGGACCAGCGCTTGGGGCGGCTATACCCTCCAAGACTTCGCCGAAGTCGTCGGCCGGTGCGTGACCAAAACCTTCGGCGGTCTGGGGATGCCCAAGTGGTATTGCAGCCACGCCTTCTTCTGGCAGGTGATGGCCCCGCTGCAGCTCGCCGCTGGCGGAAACATCGTCGCCGACATCGGCCGTGGCCCGGTCATGCGGTTCCTCGGCTTCGACGTTGAGGCCACGCAGGTCTTGCCGAGCACCGCCGCCGCCAGCCAGAAGCCGCTTGTGTTTGGCAACCTCCGACGCGGCGCTGCGTTCGGTGCGCGTCGCGGCCTCATGGTCAAGTCGAGCGAGCATTTCAAGTTCGCCAACGACCAGACGGCGATGCTCTCGACGCGCCGCTTCGATATCGACGTCCACGCTACGGGCGACGCGACCAACGCCGAGACGCTCGTGGCCATGCAGACCGCCGCATAAGCCATCCAACAACAGCCCCGCGACATCCCGCCCCCGCTCGGGGCGGGTTTCGAGCGGCTCTTGAAACCCCACTGAACTAAGGAAAAACCATGCCCAACAAAGAACAACTCACTAAAACCGCCTCCAGCCTCGGCATCGAGATCGATCCCCAGTGGTCTAACAAGGAGATCCAAGCGGCCATCAATGGCCGCAAGAAACGAGGCTCGTCCAGCGACAGCCCGGCGGAGCGTCGGCGAGGAGAACTCCTAGCCAGCGCCTCCGACCTCGGCATCAAGGACGCCGACGAACTCGACACGCCTACTTTGGAAGCCGCCGTCGACGACGCCTCCGAAGAACGTGTCACGATCGACGTACACATGACCGTCACCACGATCAAATCGATCGAGGTCAAATCCGGTCGGCAAACCGTTACCGCTGCCGAGCTCGCGGCCTCGGGACTCGAACCTCGTCACTACACCCGCGTGGGGGAATGACCAAACAGGTAAGCCGTGAGAGCCCTGGGAAGTGGTCGAAGTCATTCGCCGACCCGCGTCTGAAATTGGCGCTCAATACTGCCGCCACCAGCCCCAGGCGGTGCCCGATCCACGGCGGGGCTTTTTATCAAAACCACCCTCGGAAGTCAGAACTCTAAACCAACCCGGAAAAAGAACCATGAAAATCTCCATCCTCAAACACACCACCGACAACAACGGCGTGGGCTGGACCCCAGGCATGATCATCGAGACCACCGCCGAAGAACTCAAGGAGCGCGGCGTGCCCCCGGAAAATTACTACGTCCACGACGTGCCCCCGGGACTCTCCAAGGCCGACCCAAAGCCCGGCGAGGTCCGCACCGCCGACGTCAAGCCCGCCGACACCACCACCAAGAAGAAAAAAAAGTAACGGCTCCGGTGCGATTGGATAACGCCATAAACAAACGCTTGAAGAAGTATGAGTTTTGGGAGGGGCAGAACCCACGCCCACCCGAGAAGAACACGCCACCACCGCCACCACCGCCACGAAACCCTCCCGCCAAGTAAACCATGCCCAACGCCCTAGCCAAACTCGATGACCTTAAAGCCGCGCTCGGATTTTCCGGCGCGGCCGAAGACGCTCTGCTCACGCAGCTGCTGGTGGACGCCACCTCCGCCGCCGCGAGGCTGGTGGGTTTGCCCACGCTTATGCGTGCGGTCAACATCATCGAATACCCACGGCCCGACCTCTACGGCTCGCCCGTGGTCCAGCTCGATCGCTACCCGATCGAATCGATCACCAGCCTCAAGCTCGCGGGATACACCACCAACAGCGACGGCTTCGCGCTGCTCAATTCACTGGTGGCGGACGAGGACTACAGCTTCGGCCGCGACTTCGGCGGCGTCCAGTTGTTCCGGGGCGAGGTCTTTGTCCCGTACCCCCGGGCCAACCTCGTCGTCTACACCGCCGGCTATATCGACCCCGCCGACGCCGCGCCGCCCGCCACGGCCCTTCAGTCGCCGGCGGACCTGCAACGCGCCGTCATCATCGAGGCGACCCGCCTCTACAACACCCGACGCGACGCCGGCGTTAACAAGCTCGATGCGGGCAAAAAAACCGTGGGCCACGCCCCCGACCGAGCCGCCGTCTCCCCTGTCCTCGAAGCCGCCTGCTCGGCGCTGCGGAGGGTGTCGCTATGAAGCTCATCACTCAAGGACTCATCATGGCAGCCGCCGTCATCTCGATTGGGATCTCCGACGCCGGCCGCCGCGCGATCGAAGGCTGGGCCGACGCCCAGCAGCGCGTCGCCGAAGCCCTCGACCAAGGCATGGACCAAGTCCTCGCCGAGGCCGAGTCGCTCATCAAAACCGACAAGTTCTCCGGCGGGGTTAGCCCCGGCGGCGGGCAGGTCGGCATCCGCAGCGGGCAGCTCCGCCAAGACATCACCCACGACCGCACCGGGCCGCTCTCGGGCACCGTGGGCACCACCGCCCGCACAGCGCCCTACGCCCGCGCCATCCTCGGACCCGACACCACCACCATCCGGCCACGCAACGCCAAGAAGCTGTGGATCCCCGTCGCCGACAACTTGACTCCCTCGGGCATCGCACGCTTCACACCCCGCGCACTCTTCGACACGTTTGGAAAAGATCGCATCCAGATTTTTACCAGCAAAGCCGGCAACACCGTGGTCTTCGTCCGCGATGACAAAACCGACAACGGCTCGCTCTCTCGCTTCAAGCGCGACAGCAAAAAATCGGGCCGCGTCAAAGGCGACCTCAAGGGCAAGCTGATGTTTGTGCTCAAAGACGAGGTTGTGATCCACGGCACCGACGCGCTGGCCCAAGGCGTCTTGTCCATGGGCGACCGCGCCTCGCAGATCCTTACCGGCAAGTTGCAGGAGGCGCTCGCATGAACAGCACCACCCTCGCCCTAGTCCTTCAAGCCTTTGCTGACACCGCCCAAGCGGCCCTCGTTCAGCCCGACGCGGTCCACGTCGGAGACGCGTCCATCGCCGACATCCAAGGGAGCGCCCGCCTCGCGGTGTTCCCTCGCGGCGATATCGGCGTCGATCAAGACGGCTTTAGCCGCCGCACCGCCTCGGTCACCGTCAAGCTCATCGCCGTCGATGACCCCACCGACGACGTCGCCGGGGCCACGCAGCTCATCCGACTGGTCGAACGCTTCGAGCCGGTCTACTACGCGATCCTCGCCGACGCGCTGGCCAAAACCAACGGCTTCACGGACATGGACATCCTCGTCCAAGACGACCACGACCAGCCCGGCATCGTCGCCAGCGGCTTCGACAGCCACACCTCCGATCGCTACGCCACCATCGGCGCAAACTTCATTGCCAGATACAACCGCACCCAACCCTAGGAGACCCTCTCATGGCCGAAATCGCAGAAATCCAGTTCATGAAGCCCGCCGACTTCACCGTCGGCAACGACGTCTACAAAGGTACGACCTCGTTCCAGTTCAGCAAAAACGACGGGAAGTTTTACAACGTGATCCCCGAGGGCGAACTCGCGCCCACGCGACAAGAACCCATCCAGACTAGCCGACCTTCGGCCGAGTTCACGATCCAATCGAACTCGATCCAAGTCCTCAACCTCTCGGGCACGCAGTCACCCACCGCCACGGTTAACGGCGTCGACGCCATGACCGGCAACCCCGTCGTCGTCACGCTCACCAATGCGAGCTTCATGGGCAGCGGCGGCAACCCCAACCTGACCCAGCCGGGCAGCTACTCCATCCGAGGCGAAGCCACCGACATCGCCTTCGCCTAACCCCCCCCGGAAGTTTCGGACCCCGGAAGTCCCGGAAGTCCCGGAAGTTTTAACGCCGCCTTTGGAACCGTTATCAGGAGTCGCTGCCTTTGGAACCCATCCGACAAGAAATCACGACGAGCTACGACGGCAGCGGTGTCGAAGCCGCGATCACCTCGACGCAAGACCTCACCGAGGAAACCCAGGAGGCTTCGGAGCGGGCGTCATTGGCGGCGAAGAAGAGCCGCGAGCAGGAGACCGCGCTCACGCAGCTGGTCCGGGAGCAGCAGGCGTATGCCGAGAAACTCGAAGCGGGTCAACCCCTCGACGACGCGGCGAAGAAGCGGGCGAGCGAGCGGGCGGCGGCGATCAGCAAGCTGGCCGCTGCGCTGCGCAGCGAGCGCGACGCCGAGCAACGCGCGGCCCAAGCGGTCGCCGGGCTGACCGCCGAGCAGGGCAAGGCGGCGGTCGCCGAGCAGACCCGCGCCCAGAAGCTCTCTGAAACCAAGCAGCGCCTTGAGTCGCTCGTCCGCGCCCAAGACCGCTACGAGCGAGAGGTCAGCCAGGGCACGGCGGCGACAGAGCAGACGATCCGCGCCGAGAAGAAACGTCAGGCCAGCATCGACCGATTGAGCCGTGAGCTCGCCGAGGAGCGTCGCATCCAAGACCGCGTCACCGAATCGGTGCGTCGCCACGCCACGGCACAGGACGGCGCGGCGGGTAAGAGCCAAAAATACGGCGGCGCGGTTGGGGGACTGACCGGCCAGATGAAAACATTCGTCGGCAGCATCGTCGGGGCGGGCGGCGCGGTGAAGGCGTTGCAAATCCTCGGCGAAGAGATGGATCGGCGGATCGAGCAGACGCGGGAGTTTGCCGAGGCTCAACTCAATCTGCAATTTCTCGGCAACACCTTCGACGAGCAGGAGCGGGAGTTTGTGGGCAGCGCCGCCGAGGTCGCAGGCCGTTCGCCCGTGGAAGTGTCCAAGGCGCTCACCGAGGTTAAGAGCTTCCTCCCTAACGCGGGCAAGGACGAGATTCAGAATTTTTTCCTTGAGATCGCCGAAACGGCACGCACCACCGATGCGTCGCTCACTGCAATCGCGCGGCAGCAGCTGGCGTTGTTTGCGATCAACCGCAACGCCGCCCGCACGCAGAACATCACGCGCGAGATGACGGTCCAGGCGGGCGTCGGCGACCCGGAGATCCTCACCAACCTGCTGGGCAAGCTGCTGGGGCCTCTGACCAAAGTGGGCGGCCTAAACGACGCCCAAGCGGCGGGCGTGATCGCTGGCGTGACCGGCCTCGACACGCGGAGCCCCGAGGAGCAGGCGACTGGATTCAAAACGCTGATGCTGGCCCTCCTCGGCGACGTGAGCAAGGAGCAGGCCGAGATCATCAAGCGGGTCAGGATCGATACAACCAACGCGGTGACCGCCGCCGGAACACTCGGCCAAGCCATCGAGCGCGGTGAACTCGACAACGCGCAGCTCGAACGCCTCGTCGGGTCGGAAGCCATCACCACCGCCGTCGCGTTCGGCGACCCCACGCGTCGTCGAGAGTTCTTCGGGAAAGTTGGAGCGGTCTCCGCTGCCGGTGATTCCGAGCGTGACCTGACCGGCGAGGCGATTCAGGAAATCTTTGGCAAAGACCCCATTCAGGCGGCGAACTTTGCTCTCAAGCAAGTTGAAGCTCGGAAGTCGGTTGCCGAGAGCCAAGACATCGAGGCAATCCGCAGCGAGCTGTCATCGAAGCTTTTAGAAGAAGAACTCCGAGCCTCTGGAGTTGGGGCCATCGGGCGGTTTTTGTCAAGGACGACCAATCGAGCGTCGCAACTCGTCGGCGTGCCTGATGACATCTCTTCAGCTCTTGGAGCTAGCGCAACCATCGCGGGCAGGCTGATCAAAAACCCGTACCTCGCGTTGACCTCGCCTAGCGAGATCACGGACATTGTCGACGCTCAAGGTCGCACCGAAGAGCAAATAGAAAACGTGGACTCCGACGGCAACCTAGGCAAGCGTCCCCATCCCATCGCCGTTGACCCTTCTGAAGCCGAGTTTTTACGCTCCGCCGCCGACGAGCCCCGCTTCTTACTTCGCTCCGCCGACGAGAGTCAATCACTCCTCCCCGCCACCTCCGGCAGCGAACACACGACCTTGCTCCGCGAGATCCGCGACGCCCTGGTCAACCCGCCGACCAACCCGGATGGAACGCTCGCCTCTGGTGGGCGCGGCGGCATCAACATCCACGGCGACGTGTACACCGCTGGTGATCCCCGCTTCGACGACTTCTCGGACAACTACCGCCATGCCTGATCATTACGCCATCGACGGCAACACCGTCAACGATCGAGACGACTGGCGGCACCGACCCCCGGTTGCGCCGCTGACCTCGCTGCGCGAGGAGGGCTTCCCGGGTTCAGGCACGACGTTCGTCGTGACCGGCAGCCGACGTGGTGCGCGGTTGACCGTCGAAGGCCACCTTCAGGGCGAGACGTTCGCCGCGCTGCACGCGGAGGTCGCGGCGGCCGAAGCCTTGCGTGTTGATTCTTTCACGCACAACATCAAAATCCAGGGCGTGACCTACAAGGACTGCCAGCTGATGAGCTTCGACCTTCTCGGCGGGCACGTCGCGTTCAGGAAAAACGGTTCGAGGTGGATCCGCGTCGCCGCGCGGTACGTCTGGCAGCAGCTCACGACGGGGGGCGCATCATGAGCGGAGGCGTCCTGCAAGCGCTTGATCAGCGCGTCCTGGTTAAGCCGGTGCGCTCCGCCGCCGGGTCGCCCAATGGCTCGCCGGTGGGTTCACCCACCAGTGGCGGGTTTAAGCACGACTGGTCGCTTCGGTGCCGGGGCTTCTCCATGGTCAGCGGCGCGGCGGTGGGTCGCGCGGCGTTTGATTTTATACCGACCGATGGGACGCTGCCCTCCTTCGAGAAGATCGTCGGCCAGCGGTACACGACCGATGACTTGGTGCGGGTGGTGGTGCCGCCGATCGACCACGAGGTGCTCGGCAGCGACCTCCCCGCGTCGACCGAGTGGCTCACCGTCTTCGAGGGCGTCTTCGATCGCATCCCCTTCGAGGTGGGGATGGCCACGGGGATGCGCGAAGAAGAGCGCATGGATTTTATTGGGGTGCCGCTGCCGGTGCTGGACAACGTCGCCCCCGAGCACCTGATCCGTGGCCGGTGGGTCGCGGCCGACCCGACGGCGGCGTCGGTCACCCCGGCCGTGGTCGAGTCCATGGACCTCCCAGCGGTCTTCAACTTCCGGGGGCGTCCGAACATGAGCGCCGCCGAGGCGTCGTCTTCGGTGGGCGGCGGCAAGACCCTCACCGCCCCGGTGTTCACGCACGACGACGACGCGGCGGGCAAGTACTGGACCGTAGGCCAAGCCATCGCGTCGATCTTGATGATGTGGGGTTTCGGCCCCACGACGGCGGCGTCGCTGCCGCGCGGCTTTTCGCTCGACGCCGAAACGCTTTCGGCGCTGGTGAGCCCGCCGGGGGGCGTGCGGTGGGACGGCCTCGCCAGCGTGCTGCCCGAGGTCAACGTCCACGGCCTGGGCGTACTCGAGGCCGTGGACGCGGTGTGCGACGCGGCGGGCTTTGAGATGCAGGTCATGCCGCACTACGGCCTGCTCGCGCAGTACGACCGGCTCTACGTCCTCTCAATCAACCGCAGCGGCGGCGGACCCGAGGCGTTCTTCCGCTTGCAGCCGCGCGGCACCCTTGGGCAGGACCACGCGGAGATCCTCCGCAACAACTCGATCTCGCGCATCCGGGGCGTGCTCGACGCCTCGCGCGTCCGCAACGAGGTGATGACCGTTGGCCGCAGCTACATCGAGGCGGCCGTCGAGCTGCGGCCGCTGTGGCTGCCCGACGACGCGACCGAGGACGTAACCGAACCCGACTACGCCCTGCGGCACGTCTCGGGCGGCGACAACTACGGCGATTACCGCCAAGTCGGCCGAGCGTGGGGCGTGGACTGCACCGGCGAGTTCGAGCCGCTGGGCTACGACAGCGGGCCGTACCAACACGACGACGGCGGCTTTGACTGGGTCGCAGCGCTGGACCTCGACGGCGGCACCCTCGCCGCCGACCGGCAGGCCAACGGCGTCGCCGACCCGATCGTCTGGACCCGGCGGCTGCGGCACCTGCTACCGATCAAGCGTGCCGCGTCGCAGGCGGCGGGGGTGGACTACATCGTCGAAGTCTCCGAAGACGGCGGCGGCAGCTGGTCGGTCGTGCCCATCGCGGTCACCACGATGCGGCAGCAGTGCGGCGTGATCCTACACATCGACGACCTAAGCAAAGTCAGCGTCGCAAGCCTCCGCGATGACTCGGTGCCGACGCTCGATGAAAGCTGGTGGGGGCTGATGTTCCCCGAGTCGGACGACCCGCAGTTCGCGGTGCGGGTGACGTGCTGCGTGTCGGCGGACCACGCGGCGCTGGCGATCGCCCCACGGCAAGCCTCGTCCGGTTCGGTCTACCCCCGCCGAGCGATGACCCGCACGCCGGCCGAAGAGGTCTGGGCGGCCCCCGGGAGCTTGCTCAACGAGACCAACGACCTGGTGCAGGTTCAGGGCTGGGGCAGCGGCGCAGACGCCGAGCGTCTGCCGCCGCTGGACGTCGCCGAGCGTGCCCGCGACGCCCGCGAAACCGCCACGCTCGCGGCCTCGGCCGAGACGTGGAATATGGATTTCCACTTGTGGACGCTGGGCGACCGCGTGAGCCAACTCGCGGGCCGCAACTTTAATTTTGCGCTCGGGGCCAACGACCCCCGCCGGCCGTCGATCGTGGGGATCCACGTCACGCTCTCGCCCGAGGGGCGGCAGGGCGTGCGGCTGGACCTTAGCGACCGCTCGCGGATTGGGGGGCAGCGCTGATGGCGATTATCACCCTTAACGTGACGCTCGATGCGGACCACGAAACCGACGACGTCTTGCAGCTGCGCGTCGGCTCGGCCGCCGGGCTTAGCCTGGCTAACTCGACGCCGAGCGGTGGGCAGGTGCTGCTCGAACAAGTCGTCGGGTCGTTGGCCGACGCCGATCCGGCTGCGATCGTGGAGCTGTCGGCGTCGCACCGACCCGCTGGAGGCTGCGGCGTGTTTGCGGTGGGCGCGACGGTGCGCGACGCGGCGGGAAACGTCTCGCCGGTGTTTGAAACTTTCGGGGAGATCGCGGATCACCCGCGCGGCGTAACCACGCTGCCGCTGGCGGCCACGGCCAACCCCAACGAGGCGACGCTGTCGTGGACGGCGTCGCCGGATGTTTTGGTTGTTTAACAAAAGGGACTTTGAGATGTCATTGAAAAAGATTCGACGAGCCTTTGAAGACGTGACGAGCCGCATCAGCGACACGGGGTGGCAGGTGGTCTTGCTGGCGGTCTTGACGGTGCTGATGCTGGGGGTGGTGGCGGTGAGCCAGCCCGTTGGCGAGCCGGACACGGCGGGCTACTTCCAGCACAAGAGCGACCCGGCTCACGTCTTGATCGAAGGCAAGCGGTTTTCGACGGCCGGCGTACCCGGCTTGGCTTCCGGGGGGCTTGGCGTTCGCATCACCGGCGCGGTCGAGACGATCACGATCCGCGACTGCGAGTTCGACACGCTCGCGCAGGCGATAACCATCCATCGCACCGACGACACCAAGGCCCGCATTAAGCGAGTCACCTTGGAGCGTGTGCGGATCAAAAACATCTACAACGCCGAGCAAGGCAGCCCGCACGATCAGCGGGCGCAAGGCATCTACGGCGAGGGCATTGATGAACTGGTCCTAATCGACAGCTACATCGACGGGTCGGGTTGGCGTGATGCCGTCCACCCTCGGAATATATTTAGCCACGCGATTTATGCGGTCCATCAAGTCGGTCGGCTGCGGTTGATCCGTACCTTGATCCGCGACTCATCGAGCCACGGAATCAACGGCGGGACGGTCGAGTGTCAAGACACCATCCTCGCGGGCAACGCCATCAACTACGGCGTCAACGTGCCGATCGGTGAGTGGTCGGGCAATTGGTCGATCGCTCCGAGCGAGGACACGCTGGCGGACTGGGACGACCGGCCTGACGTGCCGCGAGGTTGGCACGAGTACCCCAACTCACCGCTTGGCGATCGCATCACGCGGCTTGAGGATGACCCGATTGATTGGGACGCCGTGGACGACGCCCCGTGGGGCGAGTGGCACCGCGTGGCGGCGAGCTACTTACCGGGCGGGGTAGTCGAGCCACCTGTGATCGAGCCTCCTCTCGTGGTCGTGCCGCCGATTGGGCCGCCCACCGTGGTCCAACCAACACCTGATCGCCTTCGAGGCGACAACGTGCTCCGGCCCGTGAGTGCCTCGACCACCAGCGACGCGGCGTTGCTCGACACGACGCTGCGCATGATCGGCGTCAAAGGCTCTCGGGTTAACGACCTGCACTTCGAGGGGTCGGCGACGAGCCAACAAGCTGCGGTCTACCTTGATAATGCCGAGGACGTTTCGCTCCGCGACATCTCGATGGACGACGTGGAGAGGGGTTTCAATCTGTACCCCAGCCGCGACCGGCCGATGCGAAACATCACCATTGACGGCGTTGTCGCACGCAAGCGATGGGATCGAGGGTTCAATCGCAAAGAGTTTGCGATTGTCCACGGCAATAATACCTACGCGGGTCATTACGCAGAAAACTTGTATTTCCGCAACGTCCACGTCTTAAATTGGGACGGCACGCCGCTTTCGCTTTGGCAGATCAGCGTCAAAAACGTAAGGATCATCGACTGGGTGGTCAACGCCACCGAAGGTGTGCGGATCAACGTAGACCCTAATCGTTTTATCCACGACCTGACGATCGAAGGTGGCTACTGGGCGGTCAAGGAGATCGTCTGGACCTACCGGCGTCGGCCCGGCTACTCGTCCGATCAGGTGCAAGACATCGACGTGCCCATCGGCTGGCGGCACGTTTTGCGACTTAAGGACGGGACGCAGGACGAGCTTTTTTACGGCACGTTTGATACGGCGGAGGCGATGCACGATCGAGCGGTTGAGTTGAGCGCTGCGGGTTGGCCCAAGGATCAAGCGGTGGAGGTTGCTCGATGAGTCTGCTTGAGCGATGGATTGTTGATGATACGGGCCTGCTCAACAATAATATTGACGGCGCATCGGCTGCTCTAGTCGGCGCTCCGACGTTTGCGCAGGTGCCGACGTCGAGCCGCGCCGTCGTCGTCAACGGCTCTTCGCAATACGCGGCGGCACCGGCCCGTGCGTTGCTCGGAGATTCATGGGAGGTTCCCGCAGGCGGCGGCCAGTCGGCCGGATTTACCAACACGGGTTTGAGTTATGACGCGGCGGCGGGGCACCTAATCATCGGCGACCACCTCAACAGCCGCGTCGTGTACACCACGCTCGCGGGCGCTTACGTCCGCGACTTCGGCGTCAATGTGCAGCCGCAGGGCGTGGCGGTGGACCCGAGCCGGTCGCAGTCGGTTTGGGTCGCCAGCACCTTGTCCAACATCATCAGCCGCTACACCAGCGCAGGGGTTTTGAGCGGAGACACGATCGACACTGGCAACCCGGTCAACGGGATCGCCATCGACGCGGCTTCGGATGAGATTTACGCGGTGCGGTCCACGACTAACACCATCCGCGTTTATGACCTCGCGCTCGGCACACTTAAGCGCACGATCACCGTGGGGGCGCTGCCCGCGTCGATGACGCTTGGTGAGGACATCGACGGCTGCTTCTACGACGCGGCGTCGGCGACGCTGTGGGCGATCTACGACAACCTCGACCAGATGATCCAGATCGACCCAGCGACGGGGACGATCCTTCGGCGGGTGGCCGTAACCAATGCGCCCGAAGATTTGGTGATTATCAACGGAGAGATTTATCACACGTCGGATGCGTTTTTCCACGGCGCGGTGGCCTCGGCCAACCGCGTCTACAAACTTACGGGCGCGCTGCCCGCGACGCAAGACCGCACGATCTGTGGTTGGTTTAACGTCGTCAGTCACAACGGCACCGAGTCGCTGCTGGTTCACGGCGATCCTGTGGGCGGCATCGGCTACGGGATCTACGTCTTGTCGTCCGGCGACGTGCGCGGCTTTGTCCGCGACGGCGCGACGGTGGTTAATTTTAGCCGCACGCCGGTATCGGCCTTGATTGGTCGTTGGACACACCTAGCGCTGGTTATTGATCGTGCCGCTGACGCGGCGCGCCTATACATCGACGGGGTCCAGTCCGGGTCGGACGTTGACATCTCGGGCGTCACGCAATCAATCGAGGCGTTCGCTCGCATGGGCATCATGGCCTCGCCGGACGGGGATCAAACCCGACACGCCCACGGCCAGGCGTTCGACATCCGCCGCTACAACGCGGCGCTACCCACAGCTGACGTGTTGGCGGCGATGTCGCCGGTCACGCCCGAAAGCCAGCTAAATATCGCAGTTGAACTCGCGGCGATCAGGGCGTCGACCCTAGACGCGACCGCCACCATCACGGACATCCAAAGTGACTTGGCGCAGGTCGCCAGTGACGTGACGCTGGGGGCAACTGCAGCGGCGTCGGCTCGGGTTGCGGCGGAGTCGGCCGACACCAAGATCGGCACGCCGGCGGGCGCGAGCATCGCTGCGGACATCGCGGCGAGCGGTGGCGGCAGCGAGAGCCGGGCATCCGTCGCTTTTGCTCAAGGGCCGACCACGTCCGTTGATAACGGCGACGGCACCAAAGACTTCTTCTTTTACGATCCGGGGGCCGACACCGCCATCGACCCGGCCGTGCTGCGCTGGCGACACAACGCGGCGGGGATCCGCACCGAGACGGAGGTGCTGCTCACGTGATCGCTGGCACCCCACGATCTTCTTGGCCGGCCGGGGCATGGCCCGCCGGCAGCTGGCCCGACGCGACCACGCGGTACGAGGTCATGCGCCGCGCCGACGGTGGGGACGTCGTGGTGGCCACGGTGTCGCCCGCCAGCACTCAAGCCCTGCTGGACGGGGCCAACGACTCCGACGAGAGCTACTACGTCAGGGCCGTCAACGCCTGCGACCTAGTGGACCGCGACCCGGTGGGCGTCGACCTCAAACGCGCCGCGTTCGACGGCGTGGGCGCACTGATTCTGCCTACGCCTGGCCCCGTCACCGGGCTGCTGCTGCGGGCGGGCGCAGGCGGCGAGGTCTTCGCGCAGTGGGGCCAGGTCTCGCGGCGCGGCCGAGGCGAGCCGGTCGCCTCGGCGTACCACGTCTACATCGCGTTCGGATCGGCGTTGATCGATTACAACACACCCGCTCTGACCCTTAGCGCTAACGCCGCACGGTCGCAGTCGGTGTCGATCGGCACCTACGACGACCGGTTTGTTTTGCGGGCCGTGGTCCGCGCGGTCTCGGGTCAAGGGGCCGAGGAGGCCAACACCACCGAGGCCAGCGTGATCGCCGACGCCGCTGCCCCGCTCGCCGTCGCGGCGCTCACGATGGGGGTGGTGCCGCAGTGAGTAAGCTACGCAACGATCAATTTGGCGAGACGATGCTCCGTGAGGTCGGCGGGCGGCGCGAGCTCGAGGGCGAGTCGCGGGCGTCGGGGCAGGCCGCTGTAAAATCTGAGAGGGTCTTCGCGGTGCTCAATGCCGAGGGCATTAGTGATGGATTTTATGAGGCGACGCAGACCACATTTGACGCCGACGGCGGGCCGATCACCCTGACCAGCCCGATCGTTTTCACCTCCGACAAGGCCGGTGAGCTCCAAGAAGTCAACCTAACCGCCGGGGTTCCCGAAGATACGATCGTGGTTGTTTCGCGCTCGACCAATGCAGACGGGGATCCGGCGTGGTTGTTTTCGGTTTCCTCTTCGCTGCCCGCGCCGGGCCTTGAGACGCAGGTCTTGCAGCTCGATTCGTCTGGCCAGGCGGTGTGGGGCTACGTCAAGATCGCGCCGGAGGAACCCGCATGACGTGGACAGGTTTCCCAGTACAGGGCGGCGCGATGCTTAACGACCTCGCGTCGCAGACCGACCAGATTTATCAGGCCATCGTGCAGCGTGTGGTGGCTAGCCAGACCAGCCGCAGAGCCGTAAACCCTCCTATGCCCATCATTTTGCCGCCCTCGTCCAACTCAATCCAGCAGACGCCTTGGTTTAATTGGCAGGGGGTGGCCCGGGGGATTGGTAATTATTTCTTGCACCCGGATCGAGCGCCCGGTTACTCGCTTGAGGATTACAATTCTTTTTTGTTGAGCGACCTCACATTCCAAAGCTTCGCGGAGATTTACGAGGCCGCCGGGATAAACGCGGATGGATTCATTCGGAAGTTCCCGTGGGTGACTGAGGACTCGGCGTTGATGTCGGTTCCCGTCGGCACCCACGCGCTAAGCGGGGTGCTGGGGTCGCCCATCTCTCGATGGACAGGGACGCAGTGGGTTGCTGCGAATGATCGCGGCCACGCGGACTTGAGGACGGATTATGGCATCGCGCGGATTGGCGATGTCATCGGGCCGTGGCTTTGGAATGAGCTAAAAGCGGTGCTTGATGTTTTCAAGGCGACGATCAGCCCTTTCGTCTTTGATCTGTTTTTCCCGGATCCCGCAGGCAACCTCACGGGGTATGACTACTTACCGGCGTCAGGGGATTACACCACGGCCAGCGCGGCAGTGTCCGCCGCGCTGGCCGGAGAAACATCTACCCCGACCGGCAATATCAGGACGTGGGCAAGGCTCTACTCGAACAGCGGTGACGATTGGGGTGCAGACGGCCAAGCGTATCGCGGGATGTACATCACAAGCCTTGCCAACTGGGACGCGACCATGCCTCAATACGACCTAGATATCTACGGCATCTTGCACCCCAACGGGCAGCAGAGCGCCCCATCAAACGTCATCGTCCCGGAGATGGTCGGCGTTTCTGGATCAGGCAACGCGGACAACGCTTTCAAGCTGATTAAGACTCTCGCCAACGCCAGGACTTCTACGCCGGACCGGTCATCTTTTGGCAATAAGTTCGTCGAAAAATCGTTTGTCTGGCCGGACCCCACAAATCAACTGTCAGCAGCAGATTTCCCCTTGACTGTCGATGCTGGCACTAGCGAGATTAGAGGCGCGAGCCTGCACCGGGGGCCGATGGTTTTTCGGTGGCAGTTTGATTGACGGAATCACTCATGAGGGAGCGTCACCGGCCCAGCGTTAACGGAACGCGTCGGGTCTTCGACAATCCCTCAGCGGCCGCTCGGCGGCCGTTCAACAGTTCTTTGAAAACCAAATACTCGCCACCTCAAGCCAGCAGCCGGCCGCCCCACCTCGGGGTACCGGACCCTGCCAATCCCTGCCGGCAGACCTCCCCCACCAGGGCGGTCGGGTGAGACGCTCGATCCGAGCCTTACAGCGTGGTGGCGGCCACGCTTATCGTGTGCGCGTTGGGCGGTTGCCATTTACCATCAACGATTGCCATTTCGATTGGCCGTCTACGTCGTGGAAGCGCAAACGAGGGGGCGACTACCTTGGGGCTGAACGCGCTGTTTGTGCGCACAAACAGCGCTGGATCGGCGCTTCCGGGGGCGTTAAATCGTAGCGGGTGCGGGGGATAAAAAAGTTTTGGAGCGCTGCGGTTTTTGTGGGGGTTTGCGGCGCGGTTGTGCGCACAAAGACGCACGCAAGATAGGGTTTAACTCGGATGAAACCGGATGCACACGGATCAAGGCAGAAGAAAAATCACGGAGAACACAGAGCCGCGGAGAACACGGAGACGTGAAGATGTGAAAGATGGAAGCGTGGAGATTGTTGGTCTTTGGATTTGATCCGTGTGCATCTGATTTATCCGAGTGTAGACGTCTTCTTCCGGGTTGAACGGGTTTTTTTGTGAAGTGGAGTTTGCGGCGACCGGCGCAGCCGTTACAGGCGGCACAGCCGTCGTGGTTTGTCGTGGGCAGGGTTAAGTTGGGGGAAGTTTGCCCCGATTACAGGGTTGAAGAAGTGAGGTAAGTCGCTTCCGCGTTGGCGGGTGTGCGCTCTGCGCTGCGGCCTTGGGCTGGCGGCACGATCCTCGGGAGAAACGCAATGGACTCGGCGAAAGTGAACGGCAACGGCAAGAAGAACGGCGCGTCACGCAAGGGCGGCGCGGGGCTTTTTAATAAACAAGTCTTTACCACCGGCGAGGCGGCGGAGGTTTGCAAGGTTTCTCAGCAAACGATCATCCGCTGTTTCGATGCGGGTCGGCTCAACGGGTTCCGTGTGCCGGGGTCGCGGTTCCGGCGGATCCAGCGTGAAGAGCTGATCCGGTTCATGAAGAACAACGAGATCCCCACCGATGGGTTCAACACCGGCAAGAAGCGGGTGCTGATCGTGGACGACGACCCGAACATCGTTGAGTTATTTACCGAGGTGCTTGGCCGAGACAACCGCTTGGAGGTCCGCAGCGCCGCGACGGGCTACGACGCGGGGATTGTTTCGTCGACGTTCAAGCCGGACCTGATGATCCTTGACTACATGCTGCCG